TCACTCTTTGTGCCAAGAACATGATCCTCGCAGAAATCCAAAATACTGTCCGCAAACTTACGGATAAGCTCCCTGTTCAGGACATGACGAATCAGTATCGAGACGAGCTTCAGGATCAACGTTATCTGCATCACATCACCTTAGACAACTCAAGCCCTCTCTTGAATCCGAGCAGGGCCTGATTGAATCTGGAGATAAATGTCTGTATCTGCGGATCGTCTGGAATGAATCTGTAGTCTGGGTCAAGCGACGCTTCCATCAGATCGAACAAATCTTTCAGGTCGTCTTTCAAGATCGGATCCTTGCAGATATCCATCAGGTACATTCTTGCCAAGTCCAGAGTTCCGGCAGGATCTCCACCTCCTTCAAGGGCTTCAATCAATATGTCTGCCGTCTCTATCATGACGTCCTTCTGTGTCGCGCTCACCTCAACCTTCTTCAGACCTTCTATCGCCAAATGCTTTCCGGCGATGTAAATCGTGGTCTCAACAATCTGCTCTTGCTGCGGCTGAAAAGCGGTGCATCCCATTATCATTAGCACAATCAACAATATATTGAATTTTCTCATTTCGTTCCTCCTTTAAAGGGTTGAGCGCTGGGCAGAGTGGCGGCTTCTCTCCACCCAACGCTCTCGGGGACAAACAGGTCGCGTTATTTCAGGGCTGTGGTATGCGCGACCCACCACGGCTACTTATGTGAGGGGTGATACGGTACAAACTCTTCCTCACGCATGGCATCCTCCTTATGCGAATAACTGCGCTCTTGACAGCAGCTCAATAAAGTTCGCCTGAATCTCTAAGAACCACGGCATACCAGGAAGCGGCTTCGCCACGACTCCTGGCCCTCCTACCGCCAGCACTACTGCTGGGTTACATGACAGCAGCGCTGTCCATATGGCAATCTTCCTCATCACTGAGGATTCACGTTGATGATGATCGTCGTCTGCGGCGCTCCTGGCAGATTGATAATAGGTGGCGCAGGATCATCAGTTGGAACATATGCTGGCTCATTCCAAGTGACAGGTGCGGTCGCCGCACTCTCGCCTCTTGGGTTGTAGCCAACAGCCGAGATGTTATACGAAATGCCAGGAATCAGATTCCAACTATCGGTCGTCCACTCCTGAAAATCAATCATGGTGCCGGGGTTGGCTGGATCTTCCTTCTGCACTACCGTCGACGTTCCGTTCGGACAGAGGATCGAATTCGAACTGCCTCCTACCTCTGAGTAATAAAACTTCGTGCCGTCAGTATAAGCTCCGGCGACCCATGAAACGGTTGCGGCATTCGCAATCGACGCAACTGCAATCCACGCAAGCAATGCTGCTGTCAAAATCAATAATCTCTTCATTTCTTCTCCTCCTCGGTTGTGGGTTTCTTCACTTCTGCCTCTGCCATATCCTTAAAACCCATCCGTGCTGCTCCTTCTGTGTTTGGTAACACAGGGAAATCGGGGGAGAACGTTATCTTACACGAGGCACATATCATTCCATGAGGCACCTGCACTATCTGATCAGGCTTTCCCTCTTTCTTGACATGCTTTATCATGAACAGCCTCGTGAAGTATCTACTCCCACATGCTTTACACACATGAATTGGCGCTTTTGCAAGCGCTTGCAAAAACTCAGCCTTATCGTTCTGTGCCATCACCATTCCTCTCTATAAGGGTTGAGACAAATTCCATCAAACTTAGCTTAGACCCTGCTTTTATTCTCGCCTCTGTCTTGAGAAAGTGTTCTTTTCCTCCAACTCTCCCATTTGCTATTCTCAATGCTGAGTACAGCTCTTTTCGGTATTCTCTGGCTCTCTTCGTACGCTTCGCAAGTATGGCATCAAACTCGCTTGCTCTCTCACGCATCTCACGAATTCCTCTGAGCCTCTCCCTGGAATCGCTGTCCTCCATATCATCTGAATACCTTTAGGCGTTTTTTCGGTCAGTCTTGATCTTCTGAATGCCCTGCCGCACTCTCTGCGCATCGTTCCTTAAATCCATAAACGCTTTCCTGAGACGGGTTCCGGCAGCTCCATTGCCAGCATCAAACTTGACTGCATCATCTTTCATTGCTTCCAGCTTTCCCTCGAACACGCCAATGATCTCTTCAATTTTGGATTTCACGCCCATGTGCTTCTCCTTTTTCAATTTAGTTTCAACTCTTTACCTATCATAGGTTTGCGCTTTTGTCAAGGTTTATTTCTGAACCTGATCTTCCTGATCGTAGGCTGCACAACTTCTTCAGGCTCAGGGGTCGAACCCCAATCTACTGTAGACGTCAGCTCTTCATCTGTCGCCTGTACCAACTTCTGCATTGCATCACTAAGTCTGATCCCTACTTCTGCTGCATCTATTCCTGACCTGCCCATACGGGCGAACGCCGCATCAAACCTACTGTCATCAAAAAGGCTATCAGCCTCTTCCGGTGTAGCTGGATCAAAGCTACGCAGCACACGACTGAACTCGCTTTCGCTCTGTCTGCTGACCAACCTCTTTATAAAAGCAAGCGGACTCTTTCTCTTCTTTTTCTTCTGCTGCTTCTTGCTCATCACTTCTCCCTGAAGCGTATCTTTCTTATCCCATTTCTTCTCGGATCTGCCTTCGCAAAAGTCCAAACTTTGGCATTTCTATCTGCATCCGGCAGGGCAAGCGTTCTTCGCTGAGCCTTGCCTTTTACCTGAATCCTATTCTCTCCATCCTCTTCAATCAACTGCACCAATCTTTCAAAGATCCCATCAATCAGAATCCTGTAAAGCTGTTCCACATCGACATCCGCCATCATCTCTTCAGGCACGCAAGCTCTTGCTTTGAGAAGTCCTGAGTCATCCGGTCTATTCACACGGACTTCTACACAAACCCTACGTGACATAAGCTCTCTATAGCACTCCACATGGACAACTTCTCGATGGAATCCCATGTTAAACAATCTGTTACGTATCTCCTGTCTAAAAATAATCGGGGCAGCTCTCTCAAAATCTGCCAAACCTAACGACGCCATGCTCTTCTCCCTACCACTCGTTCAAGATCGCCTCTCTCCGTGCAACATCTAAGCGATTGAACCAGACGATTGCTGCCGTAGCCGCTATCTCTATCTCCATATCCTTACGCTTCAGCATTCCCTCTTTGACCGACTCAACCAATAACTTACGGTACTTCAGGAGGTTCTCTCCGTCGACTCCCTTGTCCCAATCCTTTAGCAGGTCTGAGCTGAATTTCTTCGACTTGCCGGACATCTCTTTCATGAACATCCTGAGCACTCTCTCAAGTTTCTGTACGTCCTTCGCTGTGGTGGTGTGCCTGATCACTGGATGGTTCTTGGTCGGTGTCTCCATATCCTCTCCTTATCTTGTTCTCGTTCTGATTTTTCTGACGCCAGGATCGTTGAGCTTTCTCTTCACCCTTGCTCCTGATCCACTTCGTCTTCTCGCGCCAGTCGCTGTGCCATAAGACGCTTCCTTCTTTTGCAGCATGTACACCACACCAGCCACTGCATCCGAAACATCCTTTGATCCTCCCGGCGGGTGGTCCACTTTCTTCTCATCTTTTTCCAGCTCGCGCAATTCCTTTGCCAAATGCAAATGCGGTGGAATCAGCAGGCGCTCATCTTTGATTGCCAGCTTCACCTCTGAATACGGTGCCAGTGACGTATCAACTGACAGTACTCCTGACCTGATCCTTGACTTCCTGAACGACTGGATCAACATAGTCGACTGGTACGAATCCATCGTTCCCCATTTCAGGTTGATCTTCCCTCTAAGCCACAATGCCATATCTCTCAGCATCTCCAGATCCACTTCGCCGTTAGGGGGCGCTGTTACCCTCAACGCTCCGTCAATCGTATAGATGGGAACCCTGATGTCTGTGACTTCCACAAAGTCCTTTAGGCGCTCATTGAAATACTTTGTTGTCGGCAAAAGCTTGTAGCCTGTAATTCTGCCAACCGCTACACCTGCTGCATCTCCTGTGATACCAACATCTATATGCATCGCAAATGCCATATTCGGATCAATCACATGCTCTGACAGATAATCCACATTAATCAAGTTCTCCCAGTCTTGCACTTCCTCATCCACCACCTCATCAATGACAACCTCCTCTCTCAAGAAAAGCTGCCTGTTTTCGTACTGCAAGGCGTGTGTCTCTTGTGCCTGAATAATCAGCTCACGGTACGGGATGAACGGATGCCTCGTGCCAGTCGCCACACCTCCAAGGTCTCTCAGCGCAGCTTCAAGATCACGCTCAAACTCTGGCTTGTATTCTGTAGGCACCTTGATCACATCTTCCTCATCAAGGGCTTCGCTCATATCTCTCAGGATTCTTGACTGCTTCACTTCGTTTCCAATCTCTACAAGAAACGTCTGGCCTGAAAATCTATCAGCCGGAAGCACTTCCCATTGGCTGTAGTTCATGACAAAAATCGTTTCATCTACTTTGGCCTCACTCACCTTTCTGTCTGTGAAGTCGCCTGGATAGTTGACAGACGATACCAGCAACAGCTTACCAGGAATCTTGCCTTTCTGCATGAAACGAGATTTCATCCTTCGAATCAAAGCTGAGTAGACTCTCTCCGCTTGATCGTACTCATCATCTTTCTGATACTTTGTGTGCACGCTTCCCTTGACCCTTGCCATGAAGTTCAGCTCATCAATGACTCCTCCATAAACGTTCATGCCGATTGCGCTTGTGTCTGCGCCACCTACTGGGAGGACGTAAATATTCTTGGGGAATCTTAGCTCCGACTTCAAATTCGGATCAAACGGGAAGTGCTCCTTGAACCACGGACTGAGTCTCAGTCTTTCAGCAAACTGCTCAAACACAACCTTCTTAGCCAGCGTAGCGGTCATGGACTGCTGAATGAAAATGATAGATGATCCTGGGGCAAGATCGTATTCCAACTGCGGTGAGTGGAGACAGGACAGGTGATACAGCATGTATGCCATCGCCATGTCTGCAAAATAGTTCTTTCCTATACCTATCGCTCCTGTCAATACGGCTTCGATATAGTTTTCACTCTTGAACAATCTTTGCAGCTCATACATGATCTTCGGTCTGACCTATCCCTTCTGGTTCATGAACTCTGCGCTCTCGCAAAATTCCTGAATGTCTACTACCCTGTCAACACGCAATCCTCTCTTCTGGACAATGTACGACGAGTCCTTGGACTGGCAGGCCCTTAGCATATTCTTGATCACTCCTTGCAAGTCTGCCGTTCTATAGAACTCCTTGTCGTCTACGATAATCGGCTGGACTGATGATATCAAGAGACGCCATGCTTCCTCATAGTCCGGCGACATGCCTAAACCCTGAGCGGCCTCGATGGTAAGTTCGACCGCATCATTCAGCGGAATCACTTTCATCTATTCCTCCTTCCAACGCAAACGAGCCGTCCGGTTTTCTCTCAAGGGTCAAGGATCTCTTCTCTGCCAATTCCAGAAACTTCGTTCCAGCATTGATCAGCCTTGCACCATCATCTGTGAACGTGTTCGCCATCAAACCATCGAACCTGTGCATGATTTCTATATTGTGCTCACTCGGCTTGCTGTCCAGTAGTCCAAGCTCTATCTGGAATTTCAGGTAAACTTCCAGCAGCTCCTTCGCATTGCGGACTGCCTTCTCTGTTATCTCAAACGGAATGGACGACTTCTCTCTTTCACGGAGCACCTGAATTCTATCAGTCTGCTCCTCTATCAGCCAGCGTAACCTACCAAGGCCATCCAGCTTGTCAACAATCCGCTTGCCACGTTTCATCATATCTTGAAGGACTTCCTTCTGCCCTTCTTTCTTGGCATCAGTCTTTCTTAACTCTCCAACTATCTTGTCACGAAAAGATCTTACCGATCTTGCAAGCGACTTTGGCTGTGAAGACGGTTTAACATTCCACTCTCTCTGTGCCATCTTCGCAATATACAGGGAGGTCTGCCCCAGCTTCAATCTGTGGAAAACTTCTGCGAGTTGCTTATCGCTCAACAGCTTTAGCCAGGAGCCTTTCTTTCCAGGCGGAGCGGCAGCTTCCCTCAGCTTGTTTATGATTGACTGTCCGGTTAGCTGAACCTCCTCAGTCAGTTGTCTTTGACCACTGCTCATAACAGATCCTCAAGTTCTGTAGCGCCCTCACCAACTACTTCCATGTGAGTGCCAGTTTCTTCAGTCACGTCAGCAAGATTATCGGCAAACTTCTCTATGTACCTCTGGACTGGCAGGGTAGTCATCACGTGCTCTATCAGAGAATCGAACGTCTTGCCGGAGGCCATCGCCTCTCTTGCCTGATCCGCTATCGTTCTGAACGATGCATGTCTCATCTTCACCCATATATGCGACTTGCCTCCAAAATCAAGAATCATAAAGTTGGCAGGCAGTGTATCGCCATACTTCGTGAACAGCCTGTTCAACACCATGCTCAGATCATCAACGGTCTTGATCTCTTCTCTTGCGGCATCGAACTCAGACTGCATCTCTGGATTCAATCCATCTCTTGCATGATCCAGTAAATGCTGGAATTCGTCCTCATCAGCAAAGCCAAGCTCTCTGCCAAGGTCGTCGTACGAAAATCCTCCAGTGTCGATCAGATCCTTGACGAGCATGTTGAACTTTTTCTGGTTCAACGAACCCTTGATCTTATTCATCCTAACTGTCTGTTTTTTCTGCATTGTCTCATCAAACAGCTTCGGGTCGGCATAAACCACTTTCACCATTTCGGTGTCTCTTAGCCGTTCAACTTCAAGCCTGTGCTCTCCATCAATGCATCGGTACTTCTGGACGCCATCTACATTTTCCAGCGGGACCACAAGCACTGGCTGAAGGTTGTCCACGTCTTCTATATTCTCAGACAGCAGATTGAACTCATCCGCGCTCATCTCATTCGGATTCCACGGATTGTACTCAACATCCTTCAACGGCACAACCAGCACATCGCCATGCTCCGGCTTCTTTACCACCTTTCCTACCTCTGCCTTACCTTCTTTCTTTTGCTTCGTTTTCTGTTTCATAACCACCTCCATTGCAAGCGATTGCAATCAAATTGGGATCACCTCTCCTGGCTCCAAGCCACGCTTCCATCCACTGTGTCTTAGAACGCCATGAAGATGCTGGTAGTACTTCGGGTGCATGACAGGAATGCACTTGCCCATTTCATACTGGGTTGCCTGTCCTACTTTCATCGTAGCCGGATTCGTCCTTATGAGTTTCTGTTTATACAGCACACCAAATATATCAGAAATCGTGAACTTCTCCAACCCTTTCTTTGTTGCGTAATCTATGACCGTCTCCACGATCTCGTTTGCGTCACTATCATGCACTACAGCAAGGCTCTTCTCGTTATCCGCCCATGCTCTATCCATGATCTCCTGAAGGTTTCCAACTTCGTCGAGATACGGAATGAACCACTCTCTATACCAATCCTGATATACCTTGTGCGCTTCAGCATGATTGAGTGCTATCTTCTTCACCATTGCCACTGCTTGCGGGAATCCCTTGAAGCAGAAAGGCCAGTCTGGGCCTACCATATCTCTCGACCATTTCGCATCTACCAGGATAGGAATGCATCCCCAGATGATCGCCTCCAAAATCGACGTTGGCATTCCTTCGGTGGTGCTGAAGCTTATACAGAAATCTGACTGCCGTAGCCTCTCATAAAACTCCGAGCGCAACGACTTGTTGAACGTCACAAAGGAGTACCTCTTGTTCGCGTCTTCTGGCAGATCCATCAGGGAATTGGTCGACAACTGGAACTCCACTTGCCCTTTCTTGGTCTTGACAAACGGATAGAAGAACGACTCCAGCACATCATTTGGATGCCTACCTGACATGCCAATCCGCTGCGTGAATATGCCTACAACCTTTTCACCCTTCTTCTTCGCCTCCTTCTTCAAAACGTATCGAGTATCCAGATCCCTCGGAATCGGGAATCGCGCTATCAATTTGTCTTTTAGGAGACGTTGCGCGGACGGCGATAACCATTTACGTGCTGCCTTCATTATGCCCTTTATTTCGTACTTCGCTTCCGGCACCACATAGTCTGCAAGCAGGTAAGACGTCAACGTAGTCAACTCCATTTCAGGGAAAACGCCAAAGATGGACTGGGCACCTGACTTAAACTTGAATATCGGGAAATGGTCATGGATCACAACCTTCTTAGCCGAATGCGCCTTCGCACTGTTAAGCCACCTGAGATAGCCGTGAGCGGGTCCTCTGGTCGATACCAACACATCCCAATCCCAAGCAAAGCCAGTCGGTGCCAGGATGTCTGTGAGCCAATCAGGACGCCACAGGAACTCATACACACGGTTGTTGGGTCTGTACTTGCCATCAAAATACTTCACACGCCCTGGAAACAGCTCAGCCAGCTCCTCTTCGAATATGTGGTTGTGCTCTGCTGGGCGCAAATAGTACACAAAAGCATCATCGTACGTGTTCAATACGTGCCTTGCGCACTCATCCAAGGCAAAATGGGTGATACATTTGCGTGTATCCCTTGACGTATACACTGGATCAAAGATAAATTTCTTCATATCCACAACCTCTCTGACTCAAAAGCTTCAGCAAATTCGGCATCTTGGACGAATCCTCCCCAGTACCGTGCCTCCGCCCATATTCTATCGGGATCAAAGTACCCTCTGTGCTCTTTCTGCTGCGATTTGTAGCATCTAAGTGCTTCAATCTTCCGCTCAACATGCTCAACGGCAAGGGAAACAAGGAGCGTTCTGGCTGCCAACGGGTAGTCATTCGCATAAAACGAGCCTCCAATCACTGGGACTCGTCCCTTAAACACCCTGAGAACCTCATCACGTAGGGCTATATGGTCCTGATTCGTATCCGTAGACTGGTGTGTCACCACCAGACTTACGCCATCTGTGCATCTCAGGAGGTCAAAAATGAACTGTCTGTGCGCCGAGAACGAGTTTTCTCTATCACCACACGCCTCCAGATCGCTCAGGATCGACGCTACAGGTAAGATCCCTAAGCTGGTCAAGCTTGCGGTAAACTCCTCTTCTGGAGACTCATAAATGCCTCTGTGCCTTGAAAAACAGATCACGCTGGACTGGGATGCGAATCTTGCCATTGTTCCTCCAGCGAACAGCTCAACATCATCGGCATGAGCGCCGACAAATAATATCCTCTCATCTGCTCCTATCTGCATGCGTACCCTCCTCTTCTTGCCAAGGTGTAGGATCAAACCCTACTCCAATGGTAAATGCGTGCGGCATGGCCTCATGATCGAGTATGAATCTTGTGGAGTGCAAGCGATTGCACAGAAGCCTTGTCAGATCAAACGGATCAAATGCCCTATACCCATCCATATTTGGCTCATATGGTCTCATCTCTGAGAAGAAGTCGACAATGATTACCTTCGGCTTGAACACAGACACCAGCTTCGTGATGTCCCTTACAGGATTCTGATTATCAAAGCCATAAGCTGCATTCGCTACCACCAGATCCATCTCCATGTGCCACCCATCGGGGATCTCCGAAGTTATATGCCCATTCGTCTTCTTCTCATCATACAAAGCAATTTCAGCTTCCCTTCTCGCCTCGCTTCTTATCTCTATCCCTACGTACTCTTCAACGCTGAGATAGCCTCCCTTTGTCAAAAACTTCAGGAAGTCAGCAGTGCCGCATCCAAAGTCTACCACCTTCTGCATGCCAAACATCCCTTCCTTTACAAAGCTCCGGTAAATCTGAACGTTCTTCCTGAACCGCAGCTTCTGTGAATAAGCCCTTGACCAGCCGGACGTCGACAGCTCTCCCTTATCTATCCGGTTGTCGTACCAATCTAACACATTTTTGAACGGCATCAGTTACATACCTCCATGTACCAATCGGCAGCATCCTCCAATCCTTTTTCGACGCTGCGCATTGCGTCCTCCTGCTTCGGGAAGAGTGCTCTGTATTTGTGGGTGTCTGCTACCCTTCTTGGGGCATTATCCCAAAATCGCAGCTCCTCCACCAAAACCTCTGATTCACTTTTGGTTACTTTCTTGATTGTCTCCGCCAACTCCGTGATGAAAACTTCTGTGCCTGTGCCTATATTGTAGACCAGCTCTATCCTGTCCGGCGCTTCATCCATCCGACGCATGCCAGCCATGATGCCAGCAACCACATCATCTATATACGTGAAGTCTCTGGATACCATCTTGCCAGTCACCACCAACGGATCTCCCTTCAACGCTGTCTGGAAGAACTTCGGGATCACTGCTCTGTACTTGCCGGGAACATCTCCGGGGCCATAAACGTTAAAGAACCTGGGCGCTATCAGGTTGATATCAAATATCTCGCAGAACCCACTGCACAGCAGCTCGCCTGAATACTTCCCAACTTCGTACGGAGTAGACGGCTTCGGTGGAGAACTTTCCGAGTATGCCACGACCTCCTTCGCGCCATAAACGCCACTGCTTGAAGCGTACATCAATTTCTTGATTTCCCTTTCTCTACAGAATTCGAGAATCGCCATCGTGCCGAGCATGTTCGTCTTGATACTTTCCATCGGCTCTTCCAGCGAACGTACGTTGGCGTAATGCCCTGCGAAATGGAAGACCGTGTCAATGTCTCCACTCAGCTCCTTCAGCCCTGATAAATCTGCAACATCAATCGTGTGCAGATTCACCATACTATTTGGCATTCCACTCTGGATCGTCATGGTCGGATCATACATATTGTCCAGAAGCCAAACGTCATACCCTTCTCGCAGCAGGTGCCGAGCCACCGCACCGCCAATGAAACCTAAACCGCCTGTGACCAGTGCTTTCATATCTCCTCCTCAATTAATCGCATGATTCTTACTCCGGCTTCGCCATCTAAGAACCACGGCATGGGGTAGTCAAGCTGGCCTGATTTCTTGAAGGCTCTCTCGGCTCCTGCAAGAATATCTTCCGGCCTTGTGCCAACTACTTCATTACATCCACAATCAACAGTTATCGGCCTCTCTGTATTCTCCCTTATAGTTACACACGGCACACGAAAGTACATCGCCTCGTTCTGGATACCTCCGCTGTCCGTCAGGATCAATGCGGCATTGCGCATCAGCTCCAGCGAATCCTTATACGGCACTGGGTCAGTAGGATACACATTAACTCCTATGTGTACCTGCCACTGGGCCAGTCTCTTCCTTGTTCTTGGATGCACTGGGAATATAATAGGCATCTGCTCTGAAATAGCCGCTACGGTCGCCATAATTTGTTCAAGCTCCGTCTGTACATCCACATTAGACGGGCGGTGAAGGGTGAGGTATGCATAATCGCCTGTGTGCCTCTTTAGCAGTGCGTCCGCCACATCGTGCTCGTCTCCATCGTCCAAAAACCGGATCAGCGTATCAATCATCGTGTCGCCAACCAGCATTGTACGCTGCCACGGTTCTACCGACTCCAAAGTCTTATAGCCAGCAGGCTCTGAGCAAAAAAGCATATCGCTTATCGAATCAACCGCTATCCTGTTAATCTCTTCAGGCATTCGCTTGTCTCCGCTCCGCAGGCCAGCCTCAACATGAGCTACGGGAATATTCATCTTCTTGGCAGTTATCGTTGCAGCCAGAGTGGAGTTGACGTCTCCTACCACTACCATCATCTCCGGCTTGATGTCATTCAACACTGCCTCCACTCCGTCCATTATTCGTGCCGTTTGATTTGCGTGTGAGCCTCCACCTACTCCAAGAAACCAGTCAGGCTCTGGCAGACCCAGCGTGTCAAAGAAAACCTGAGACATCTCATAATCATAATGCTGGCCTGTGTGCAAAATCTTGATGTCAAAATTGTACATTCCAGCTTGATACAAAGACGCCAGCTTCATGAAGTTGGGTCTTGCTCCGCCAACCAGTAAAAGAGCCATGCCAGCCCTCCTCTTCAAAAATGCTATAAGTTAGATACTACTCCTCTTCGCTATCTCTCTTCTCCAACACCCATCTTACGGCACCCTTGATTTCTGCCCTTATCTGATTGTCCCACTGGAACTTAGCCTGCTTGGGATTGTTTTTGCCGAATGCGACTCGCTGCCGAATATCCTCCAGCGCCCACATCGTCTCCATCATGCCAGGATCTTCTTTCAACGCCGTCCAGTTTATTAGGTAGTTGGCTATCTTGCCACTTTCAAAACTGAACCAGACGTCCTTGAATTTCTTCCTGTCCAATCCCTCATACTTCGCTGCCTTATTCTTCATGAAAATATTGGTGGCGTAGCCTCCGGCTTGAGTATGCATGTCAAAAACATACCAAGGCAAATTCACTGTCCGTGGCTTTTTTCTGCCAGTCCTCTTCTGCCACTTCTTCAGCCCTTCCACCAAATCCTCTTTGATTGCTTCCTGGTCTATCCCTCTCATCTTAATGAGAACCATAGCGGCTAAACACCAAAATCTGTCATCCAGCATGCCGCCGCCCTTGGCTCTCACCCTCAACACCTCCAGCGCCTCTTTTTCATACGGCTCCATCCCATAGCTAAGTGATTCACACATGGGATCAGCTATCGACGCCGGATTGTTGTCTACTACCTGCTTTTGCCACTCTCGCATTAATTGGTATTCAGGAATTTCCATGAACCGAGGATCATCGCCTGAGCGCTCTGCCAAATCCCATATGCACGCATCTTTCTGCTTGGTCATGACCGTGAGCCTGTAGATCAGCTTACGCCACTCCACTTCCTCCGTCGGCTTCTCTTTTATGAAGTTGGTGAATTCGCCCATATAATATGGAGCCTCTTCCATCACCAAAACTGTGCTTCTCCACTTCAACCAATTCCGGTGCTCTTTCTCTGCCCAAAGTGCGTCAAAAGACGTCTTCGCCAAATCAAGATCTCCACGCCGGATCGCTTTTTGAATTGCCGACTTACAACCATAGGTGAAATCATCTGAGTTCATAGCATACCCATACCATAAGTAAAATTTTTTGTCAAGTGGAAAATTCTGGTGCAATCGCTTGCAAATCTACACCGCTCTGTCTATCAGATCATTCATCAGCAGTGCCAATCTATGCAACGCTCGCTGTGCAGATTCTGTATTGCCTTTGGTGAGCATACCCTTCACTACCACTACCCGTCTCTTCACTTTCTTCAGTTCGCCCTTCATCTCCAGCTTCGTCAATTTCTTCGGTGCTTTCGTGGTCGGTTTCTTAGCCATTTTCTTCTCCTTTACCATTTTTCGATGTTTTCTCTTTTCATTATTCTGTACATCCAGCTCTTGTCAAGTCCGAGGATCTCGCACGTCTGTCTCTGCGTAAATCCTCCCTCCTCTCGCAGCTCCTTCACATCTTTGATCAACTGCGTTTTGTCTATCCGGCGACTGGCGTACATCCTGATCATAGTTTCTCGATACCTTTTCTTTCTCTCGTCGGGCCACTTGGTTCCGGTAAGAGCGTTCGTTCCTTTGTTCTTTCCTCTCTTCCCTCTTCTCGCAACCTTCTCACGTCTTGCGTCAGACGATATTTCGGGCCACTTCCATTTCGGAGGCATAGATCACCTGTTCAAAAGTTCGGACATCTCTTCGTCAGTTTCAAAACTTCCGTCAACATAACTGCCAGGAGGCAGGCCACCCTCGTCGGCAAGCTTAATCGCCTCTTCGAGAGTGTCTGCCTCTACAAGCACCGTTCCATACATTTCCCAAGTACAACTTATCTTCCAGGTCTTCATGACTACAACCCTAAAAGATCATTGATGTCGGCTTCGCCTTCATCCGTTGTATCATCGGTAGGCTCAATGTCCTTATCGTCAGCCTTGCGGTCAGCCGCTTTCTTCTCTGCTGCCTTCTCAACTTTGTCGGCGTCCGCCTTGGCCTTGGACTTCTTCTTTCCCTTTTTGACTGTGATCTTGACTCCGTACGCCTTTTCGAGATAGGCTACGTGACTCTCAATCGGGGTCTTTGTGGGCAGTCCACCTTTTTCTTCCATCCAGTCGCTGGCGATCATCTCCAGTGCCAGTGCCGTGCTGTCAGACTCCGTCAATGCCTTGGCTTCCTCAATCGCTTCCAGCACAACGGCGGCCTCGGTCTCGCCCATGACAATCTTTAAGGTGGTAGTTGTCGGAACTTCGGGGCTGCCGCTGCTGTCCTTCCTTACGGTCTTAACGGCATCGGTCACTTCCCTTGTTGACATCTTCCCAGCCTTGTCCAGCCACTCTTTTGCGTTCTTCTCATCAATGACTGAGGCAATGTCCTTCATCTTCGTCCAACCGATTTTGGCGACTCTTGCCGGAGACAACTTCAACCTTTTGATCTTGTCCCAGATGTCTATCAGGTACATCGCCTTCCGGTAGTTCGTCGAAAGTTCTGCATCGCAGTAGTCTTTGAAATCATCGTATCCCCATTTCACATAATGATCTTGGTGATATGCCTCATACAGCAGCTTCGCCAGTTCCACGTAATTTTCCTCAATCGCACGTTCCGCCACCGCAATCTCTTCATGCACTACTTCATGACGTACTTGCTTGATCTTCGACTTCGCTGCCGCCCCTGTTGCGCTTCCTGATTTGGAAGACTTGGTCTTGCTCTTCTGTTTTGCCATGTCTGAAAACCTCCTTTAAGTGTTTTTCCTGATCTGCCTTACCTTCGAACCCTTAGCCTTCTTTCCTTCCTTGGCGGGGCCAGATGCAAGGCGTGCCCTTGTTTTAACCCACTCACGAATAGACGTCAACTCTTCTCTGTCCCTTGTCGCTTGCGGAATCGTCTCTTTCAACGCCTTCATGATATACGTTGAGCTTACCTCTTTGTTGTCATCAAAAGCAGAGAACATCGCGTCTTCTATACAGCCCTCAATTTCTGATCCTGTGAAATCAGGCGACGTCTGTGCCAGCAGACTGAGATTGAACTTCTTGACTTCCCTTCCTCTCTTCTCTATGTGGATTCTGAAAATTTCTTCTCTTTCATCCTCATGCGGTAGGTCGGTCGCCCATACTTCATCCAATCTTCCTTTTCTGTAAATCATCGCTGGCAGGGTGACAACTTCATTGGCCGTAGCCACCAGCATGACCGGATACGTGGTCTCTTGTCGCCACGTAAGAATGGTTGACACTACCCTTGCGGTCACGCCAGAGTCGAGTTCGCCTGATCCTTTCATACCAGCCAGTCCCTTGTCTATTTCGTCCAGCCAAAGTACAACTGGCGAAACAGCTTCAGTCACCTTCAATGCTTGCCTGATCGCTGATTCGGATTCCCCAACCAATGACCGGAAGACCTTGCCCATATCAAGTCTGAGAAGCGGCAGCTTCAAAAACGTTGAAACCGCCTTCGCCGTCAAGCTTTTTCCGGTTCCGGCGGGGCCTACAATCAACATCCCTTTAGGATACGGAAGTCCATACTCTCTGGCCTCTTCTGTGAAGACCCTTCGGCGCTTGTGCAGCCAAAGCTTCAATTCCGACATACCACCTACCGTGTTCAGAGATTCCGCAGTCGGGAAGAATTCCAGAACATCTGACTTCCTGACCTCCTGCTCCTTCTGCGACTGGATCACGTGAAGATCTACCTTCTCGCTGGTAGCCAGTGACAATGCAATCGCATTCTCGGCTCCCATCATGTCAAGGCCAACAGCGGCAGTCGCTGCGTCTTTCAGAAGTCCTTCAAGTTCGTCTCCCTTAGATGGAAGTTCGATCTCGTCTTCATAGGCCGTGACAATCTTCCTGTATTCTTCTCTGATTTCTTTCTGGGTGGGTAGGGGGCAGTCAATGAAGGTGACAACCGTCTTCATCTCTACGGGCAGATCAATGTGCGGTCCAACCAAAACGATATGCGATCCTTTCAGCCGTGAAGCGGCTGCGGTGTCGAGCATCTGCTGAATGATCTGATAGTTCGCCACAAACTGCCTAACATTATGGAAAACTACCACCATCGGCTGTTCCGAAGTCTCGACAACAGCTAAGGCATCCAGCAAATCCTGTGCTCTCTCCGTCACGCTTGTCATTGACGTGTCAGCCTTGCCTACCTGCAAGCCTGTAGTCGCTTTCCACACGCCAAAATCAATCTGGCCCATGCCCAGCTCCTCCAGTGCTTCTCTCAATGCACGTTCGGCAACTTCTGGCTCAACCGTCCGCATGAACAAACACGGATAGCCCGCACGAATGTAATCCTTAATCGTGGGTTCTGCCATTTGTTTCTCCCTCCAAAGTTAAAGTTAAGTTCTCTCTTGCCAATCTCTCTCGCTATCCTCCTTTCTATACTACTTTATTTTCATACTGCTATCATAACATAGTTAAACTTTTTTGTCAAGAGGTTTGCCGCTGTTTCGGAACCTAAGTCAATATTTCTGCAAGCGCTTGCAACGGCATCAGTATCTTCTCCTTGTCTTTCTCAATCAGGCTCTTAATAATCTTGGATTCATACTCAAACAATTCTCTGCTGCCCTTCTTCAATAAATGGAGACCAAGATCAGCAACGGCGTAAGCCACATACTCATCATGGGTCTTGAAGTGCCTATCATACTTCTTGTTCACGTTCACTGGAATCATCTCTTTCTTGCAGGTGCTGCCTCCACAAAACCATTTCTTCAAAAGCGTTTGCGATACCGGAAACGGCTGATGCCCTGTACGCCTCCACATCATCAACTTGACTATGCCTCCAAGTTCGGCAAGCGTTACAAGGCTGCCCTTGGCTCCCCAAGCATAGTCCTCTATGAAAACGAAATCCCCTTGCCTTGCAATGTCAGCCAGCTCCTTGGCAATGGTGGCGCATCGGGCCAGCCGTGTCCCATCCTTTGGCTTTGTGCCAATATTGCAAGTCGATGCCTTCCCGCCATTAAGCGGCTGAACGCATACACCAGTTCCACTTAGACTCAGATCTAACCCAATTACCGACATTATTTCCCCTCCTTCAGCAACGTAAGGCACTCTTGCTTGCACGGACACATCTTTGCGTGGTATGAGGTAAAGTTGCTGTTCGAGCACGCCGATACAGGCTGAGGCAGATCTTCTGGATAGTTCTTCAGCCCGTCACGGAACGTTTTTAACTTTGCCTTGATCCTGTTCACCAGCGGACGCGACGTCTTGTGCGTAAAGAACTTCACACCGAGATCGTTTGCAATCGGCTTCTTCGAAAAATACCCAATGTATCCTATTTCTCTGTCTGTCTCCACTGGCAGATTCTTGTCCACTGAGCATGCCATCATGTAGGTTTCAATTTGCCACTGATGCTCTATGTCCGGCGCTATCAATTTCGGGTACAAGTCACCGGACAACGACTTCAGCTCAACTACACGCAAAGGCGTTCCTGGGTATCTAAGCAAAAACAGGTCTGGGTGTCCAGTTACCATCAACTTCTTCGACTTCAACGTATGCTCTCTGTAGACAATGGCCTCTTTCCTGGCTCCGCAGTTCGTGCAGTTCTTTCTTGGTGGTCCTCCAAAATACAAAACTCGCCCGCATGCTGAGCACTTCCACCATCCCTGGCGTCTGTCACCAAACATTTCAGGCGAGTTCTGAATCCAGTAATGCCAAGCGTTGCCGAGACCGTATATCATCTTCGACTTGAAATCCACATACGCCTTCTTTTCGGAAGCACTCCTGGTTCCCAAAACATGCAGCCTCATACAAGCCTTGTATAAAGACGATGCTCTGGGCCAGCCTACCACATGGCGTTCTACATCTGTTGACAGCTCCAAAAATTCTGCTGCCGCAGCCTGTGGGGATAGCCCTTCCGGTAAATCAGGGATGTCTGTATCGCTCGGCGGCTCCATTCGGGAGCGCTGCAACTTTATCACTCTCTCCGCAAAACTCTTCATTTAGCACCCAAGGTACAACCAGTAATGGGATCAATGGAAATTTCTCTCTGAATAGTTCCAGCTTCGACTGCTGCCCTATGCCCCACTTGCCTTTGACCTCCACAAAACATCCATTGGTTGGCATGAAAAAATCTGGGGTGTAATACTTCGTGTCTGTGATCTGAAACAGGTACGGCTCATACCTGAACGGCAACTTCCTGTGGGCAAATGTCGTTGCCACATCGCCTTCGTACTTGGATCTGAAATTCATGTTCAGCACTCTGGAGTAGTACTGCTCCGGCTGCATCGAATCCCTGACTTCATAAACTCCATCAATGCTCTTCCAGCACCATGACGTGTCGAACTTCCTGATCCAGTCAAGAACGCAGTCGACCGAACAGCAATAGTCTCCACCTGACGTGTCCAGATATCGGTACTCACTGGTAGAAATTCTGTGCAAGCGATTGCACGCATCGCAACGTTTGCTTGGCATCCTAATCTCCTCTAAGCCTCTCTTTAGCACGTTCGATAATCTCTTGCTTAGTTCGCAAGTGCTGGTTAGGACTCTTCGCCCAGACACTCTTGATGTCCTCAAGCGTCCGCGCCTTATAGTCGAAATACCGCCATCCCTTCCCATCTTTCCTCACAATCCCATACTCTTTTGCGTAATTCAACGCGACATTGTAATCATCGACTTGTCCGGCACGTAGTCCGTAATCTGGCAAATCATGCGTACATCTCACAAATTCGCCTACCCCTGCCAAAGTCAACACCTTCGCCTTCTTTACCGAAATTGAATGACGTTGACCAAAATCCTTCTTCTTCTTTCTGTCGTCTGCAAACTTCTTGTCAGCTCCATCTCGGGCTAACGCCTTCTGAACGCAGCGCAACAGAAGTGAGAATTCATGCATCATGCCCTTGCCTCCAGGCATTGATTCTGGATCTCCGAACATCTGCCCTATCTTAATTCGCAACTGATTTGTGAATAAGAGAGTGCAGGGATGCCCATTCTTTCGTTCTCTGATCAACCGCTGTTTGAGCTTTCTTACCATGCGCCCTATCATTGCTGGTTGTTTGCCAATGAACTGCTGCTCTGACGCTGCGTCCATCTCAACTTCGGGAACCATCGCTGCCAGCGAATCTACGACAACCAGACCGCAGTCGTCCGCCTTCAACGCTGCGTCTGCTATGTTGACATGTTGCTCTCCGTAGTCCGCTAATCCAACGTAATATTCTTCGGAACTCACGCCTAACATTTCTGCCCAGTCCCTGTCAAGTGTTCCTTCGACATCTGCCCAATAAACTTTCATCGAAACCGCTGGGGTCGAACATTCGCAAAATTCCAGTATCCTGAAGCAACTCCAGCAAATCTTCTGGGCCATCGAGACTGTGTTCAATGCCAGTGACGTCTTTCCGCCTGATTCCTTTCCCCAAAAGCAGGTGGAGCCATAAATCGGCAGGCCGCCACCTGTGGCATAATCCACGGCGAAAACTCCAGTCGGCAGCCTTGGTGGGTCGCGCTTGAGTCTTGAGCCAAGACCTACTGTGCCTTCGCCACACGCTTTGTTCTGGTTCTCCATCACACCATTCAGCGTGAACGTCTCATCCTTTCTTTTTGCCATCAGCGCCTCCTGTCACTTTGTCCATTTCGCTTGAAACAAGATCATCTACCATCTTCCTGAGCTTGTCATACATATCTGGAACCTCTTCAACGTAACAGGGCATTGAGATCATCACGTCCATCCGAGCGCTGGCATAATCTCCCATCGGGAGCGTGTAGCCATACTTAACGGAAACATTTGCCGTTTCTGTCACGAACGGACGTATCTTAATCTTTGCTTTTTTCTCCTTACCACCAAGCTTCTCTCCAGCCTTCATAGTGGTCTTCGTCACCTCTACCATTCCCTCTTTCTCACTTATCTTACGCGGCATTTAGTCTCTCCTTCCATTCATCATGGATCATGCGAGAGGCTTCTGTGGGTGTCAGCTTGTTTAGGTCCAACTGCTTGAAGATTCTCCGCATCAGCATTATCTGCTCTGCGGTGTACAATCTCCAGCCACGTGTGTCCGTGAACAGCGGATCTGGGAGCATACCGCTGGCATGGTAGTCCCTGATCTGTTGCGGATTCCGATTGATCATTTTGGACACCCTCCCAATGGTATGATACCGTTCGCCGGAGCGTGCTATCACGGTCGTCCTGTCCTTTACGTCTGTGGCACTGCGAGTCCGTTGATAATACTCTCTGGCACGCTTTCTCTGAGTCTCACGGTATGCAGGAGAATTTTGATACCTCTTCTTTCTGCGCTCTGACAGCACTCTTTTGCCTTTTCGTCTGTACCACTCATTATAATCCCAAGCCATGTAACCTCCTCACTTGTAGCGTTTGATCTTCAAGTTCTCTGCTCTGTATTGTCTCTGCCTTGCAAACGCCCATCTCTTAGCATCTGGGTATGCGGTATCCACTATGTCCACGACGACTGGCTGTTTCTTGCCATCACACACTCTCTCAATTCTCCCTTTTGATTGTTCTACCTGCGACTGTGGTGTCGCATAAATCAAAGCGCTTAACTCTGGAATATCAGTTCCTAAAGCCATCATACCATACGTGGCGAAAATCACATTGCAATCGCTTGCAACACGTCTCCGTTCTGCTTCTGTAATGGATCTCTTCTTTCTGTTTCCTGTATCAAGCTGCCGTACATAGAAACCTGTCTCATCTCTCGGTATACCTTTGCAACCAACTACCAGCTCTCTCAATCTGTACAACTGTAACGTTCGATCCGATAAAACCACACACCTTCTACCTGACTTGTGTATCAAGCCAATGTAATAGGCTATCAGCATATTCCGTTTCGGGTCCTTTGACAGCATGGACAGAAGCATCCCACGTCGGTTCAGCGTCGGGCTGCCTTCCCAGACGTCGCCCATGTTATCGTCAAATGAATGGAGTATCACAGTCGGCGACATACGGTTTGCATCTTCCGCAGTAATCCTTGTCTCGCCAATGTGCTTTTCAAACACCACATCCATTCCATCTGTACGCTTGAGCGTAGCGCTTGCTCCGATCCTGTACTTCGACGGAAACATTGTGACTGCCGTCGAAAACGTTGCCGGAGGCACGCTTCTGTCTACTTCATCAAAGACCACCGTACCAAAATGATCCCGAAAGCCATTTCCAAAACGGTCAAGCGTCAGCGTATGAACAAGCCCAACAACTATCTTCTTGCCCTTCCACTTACACTTGCCGTCAAGAGCGACACCAATATCAGCATCCGTTAAGCTGGAATGCTCCTTGAGTCGCTCCACCCACTGCTTCACCAGATTCGATCTCGGGACCACCACCAGTGTAGTTCTGCCAAGCATCTCTATCATCTTGATCAAAACCACTGTCTTTCCAAATCCTGGCGGGGCCTCGAAAATCACTCCGGTGTATCCGTACTCTAACCTGTCTGCGAATTGCGTAATGATCTCTTCCTGGCCTACCCTGTATCCAGACTTGAATCTGAACTTAACAGGCTCTCCAACTGTCCGCTAATCATCTACCCTTAAGACTTCAAACCTGAGTCCTCTCCGGTGATACATCGGCAGTCCAAACCAGTCGCCTTCCTCCTGGTACAGCTTCACCTCGGTGTCTTCGCTGTACTTACTCTTAATGGTGAGAAGGCTACGCATCCCTTCCAAGGTGATCTCTTTTATAGGCACGAAACAATGGGTGCTCAATATCGCCTTGCTGTACATGCGATCTCCTTAAAGCAAATCATCAATGCTGGTCGCACCTTCTTCTTCATCGGCTCCAGCATCATCGCCTTCATCCGCCTTACCATCATCATCGTCTGGCGGTTCATAAGAGTCGTCAGCTCCGCCTACTGGAGTTGCAGCTCCGATCATCCGTGCCAGCTCCTCTGCCGACTGTGGCTCAAACAGCTTCGAATAGTCGAACGGGGCCAGCCACTTCTTGGCATCTTCATCCTTCGGTACAAAGCCCTTGATCTGTTTTGCCGTGAGTCTCTTCAGGAACTCATAGTCCTCTCCTGTCGAGCATTCGGTATCGCCACCGCCACGTGCCATCTCATAGGCACAGAATTTCAGGTCGTCGTCTCGCCTTTCGATCTGTCGCATCAATCCCTGACGGGCGCGACCTTTGGCAACGAACAACTGCTTCTGGTTCTTGATCTTCTCGCCCTTGCGTGTCTTGTACTCCGCATGGTTTATAATGGTTCCCGCGACTACGTAACTGGGCGGTTTGCCATCGCGCTCGCAAATCGGGCAAGTGTCCATTTCCTTAATACAGGTGACTTGAGTCCAACGCCCTCTCACCTGAAGCGTATGCTCATAAAAAAAGAAGGCCGGACTGTCAAGAAACGTGATCTTTGCGCTGGAATCACTTTTCAGCCGGAACCTCCATATGCCCTGCTCCTCTCTCCTCTTCTTAGCAGCGGCGTCTTCGTCCTTCGATCTCTCCCATCCGTCCTTGCCTTTCTGAAACCAACTCTCTCCTGCCATAGTGAACTCCTTTCTGGTGCAATCGCTTGCACGGTAAATTTTGACTCTTTCTTCTACCCTACATGATATATTATCTTTTGTCAAGTTTTAATTCGCACTAAATTCGACAAAACTGTTCTCAACTCCTCCTTTCCCTGCAAATCGCCAGGATCTTTGCAGTCTACAATGCTCCAGTCTGCTCTGTACATAACTGCCTTACCTCCGATATAAGATGCCACTCTCTTGCACGCATTGGTTCCAGCCTTGTCAGCATCGAATCCGAGAATCAAAGTCGGTGCTACCAGCGTGTCCAACTGCGCATCTGTCACTGAAGTAGTGGCAGACGATATCGCATTCATGTAGCCCAACGACATCAATCTCATCGCATCCAACTCTCCCTCAACCAGCATCACTGGTTCTGTCCACACCGCCAAATGCATGCCGAACCACGCACCTACATCCCTCAGCTTCGGGAACGTCTTTTCTGGACATCCGGCTACCTCCGGCGACACTGTCCAAATTCTCTTTGCCTTCCGGCTCCGCTCCCTAAGCAAAAACACATCACCTTCCTTGTTGGTCATCGGGAAGACTATCGTGCTCTTGTGGTCATTGTATCTCAATCGACACATATTCTGGATTCTCTCTGGAATGCCACGCTCTATCTCCAAATACTCTGACACCCGCCTTGCTTCAAATCCCTTAGCTCCCTGCAAAATCGGAAACCCACGCAATACAGACAACTCCAATGGCTCTAACGCCGCCTTTGGCTGCCAGTCCTTAAACGCATCAAATGGTTCGAGCGTCTTCTCTTCTCCAAGTTCGTGATTCTCATACTTCGAGTAAATCTCTGCCGCTTCTGTCGGATACTCTCCTGTCAAAACCCACATATTATGGAGGAGCCAGCCTATGTGCTTGGGCTTCGGCGAACATCCGAAACAGAAATATGAGGACCTGTGGTCTTCGTTTGCCCAAATTCCAAAGCTTGGCCTTGTGTCGGCTCCTGACTCGTGAAGATACGGACCCAGCGGACAAGGGCTGTTAATCCAACCACGGTTCCCTTCACGTATTGTACTCTCTTCAACGCCCAGCGCCAGCAGGAAATGGGCCACGGCATCATCTCTCATGTGACCTCCTCTATAACCATCCGATCCATATTGAACACCATTCTGATCTGACCCTTCTCTCCCTCTCTTCCCTTCATCAACTCCAAAATCTTGAACCTGACTGGATTGTCAATATTCTCCCTTTCCTCTTCCTTCGTCATTGGTTCATCTCTTATCGAAATTGCTATACTTGCCAACTGTCCAATGGCATCCGATCCTCCAATATTCGCCAAGCTTCCTGCACCTTTTCGGTTAAACTGGTATGACGCAATGACTGGAATGTTCAGTTCCATTGCAAGCGATTTCAAAAATTCTGCGGTCTCTGTCACCTGCTCCCATCTCGCCTTCGGTGCGCCCTTGCCTAACTTCAACAAATATGCGCCATCTACGTAAAGCACTGTCGGCATCAGTTCCCTGACCCTCAAGATAATATCCTGCACTGTGCTGTAAAGCGACCCTTGCAAAATGTGGAAAGTTCTACCACCACCTCTCTCCGATTCCAGCGAAATGATGTCCTCTGCTACCCTCTGCCTTGTCCACCAGCTTAGACGTCCAAGCCTGATATTCGTTGCAGAAACGCCTGTTCGCAAAGCCACCAGTCTCCTGACCACCTGAGTTGCTGGCATCTCCATCGAGACTATCAGCGGAATCTCGCCATGTTCATGAGCTTCTTTCGCCATATGGATCAACAAATACGATTTCCCTGCCGACGGACGTCCGACGACGGCAACTGTGTCTCCTCCCTGCGCTCCGTCGGACACCCTGTCAAGATACGAAATGCCAAAAGGCACGCCGGACAAGCCATCTGACCTTTGCCGTCTGTCATGCGCCTCTACTACCAAATCGGCTGTCTCCGGCAGACCTACTACCCTGTCCACTGGATCTTGTTGCTCCAAGTCAAAGACCATGTCCCTTGCTATTCTTCGGGCATCCCTAATGTCCCCGTCTACTACCGAGTCCCTTATTTTATCTACGGCCTTTGCGATAAGCGCACTCTGGCTCCGCTTCTTGACCTGATCAACCCAATACCCAATAGGTTCATCTGGAAACTCTCTGATCTCCACGCCAGTCTCAACCTGGACAGTCTCCACTGTCGGAAACTGCCCATAATGGTTTATGTGCGTCTTGATGAATTCGAACGCATCCTTCTCATCATCCTCAAATAAGTTCTCATCTATGCTATGATCTGCCAGAAACGAGACCTGCTGATCTCCTGACAATAATCTTCTCATGAACGCTAAGCCAACTGACATATCATACCTCTGCTGCTCTACCCTTAGATTCAGAATCTTTCTTAACCATCAACAATAGTTCGTCAGCTTCAAGTTCCAACAACTGTCTAAACTGCTCTCCAAGACAGCTTGCCACCTTGTTGTAAATCGCTTCTTCTGTGGCATCCTTCACGTACTTCCCTTCAAATGGTGCCAAAATCAAAGTCGGCAACTGGCTCTTCATCCGATACCTCAGAATGTCGCAATACCGTCCAGTGTCCTTGATCACGTTAGACACCTGATCAACAACATTCTCCCAAACCAGTAGACCAGCTCCACGCATTCTCTGTATGTGAGCCTGATTCGGGTTGGCATCAAAAGAGTCCACCTCAATATTCTGATGAAACAAGTCCTTCAAGTACTGCGTACTACAACTGTAACAATTCATCGGCTTCTTATTCCTAACCGACAACACAAAAGTTGCTGGAAAATACAGTGCAATCGCTTGCATCATCTTCGGGTTGTTACACTTCAGAACCAGCCACGGCATCTGGTCGCTCGCCTTTGCTTTCATCATCAACTCGTAAAGCATCGCCCGAACCAAGCCCAATGCTTTAATTACTTTCTCGTCTGGCTTCTTTCGAATCCTACTGACATGATAACCTGCGGTGTGAATATCCATCATCACCTGTCTCAACTTCTCCCTGCTTCCGCCAAACCTGGCAGTATCCCAAGGATAGACATCTCGCAAACCGCTACTGTCTGCCACATCAAGATTGACAAACTCCTCCTTTGTGTCCGGCGGATAGTCTGGCTTGTCTGTCATTTCTGTTTTACCTCCATCACGCCCTCTTTAAGATACTTGTCAACGTCAATGTATTCAACCTCCTCAGTCTCTCGTCCATCATCAGCTCTTCCTGCTAACCAGCCGTCCACGTAACCCCTGAACTTGTAGTACTGCTGGAAGCTCATCCTGTTGCCCAACTGCAATGGATACCCATGCTCGTTCTTCAGCAAGCTGCGCATCAAACTCCAGTTATCGCAAACGCTGCGTATCCGCTGCCTCGGGTCAACCGCTGCTGCCTCACACTCTTTCAGCCACATACGAGCCTGTCGCTTCTCCTTCTGGGTGTGGGTCGTCTTGAACGGAACCTCAAGCTCATAGCAGATATCCCTGATGTATATGAACACTCCATTGTCGGTCAGTGCCTTCTTCTTCCTGTTGTCATGCACCGCCTTCGTGATCTTCGGTTGTTCTTCTGCCTGCTTCTTCAAACTGTCTTCTAATTCCATACCTTCCTCCGTCAACACTACGGATTGCAAGCGCTTGCATTCTGACTCTTCGGCAAGCTGATCAAGCATGCCCATTATATAAGGTTTGGCAAGTCTGGCGTCCTCCACGCCTTCATACATTCTGGCGAGAACGTCACGTAACCCTCTGATATTAATGAAGTACTCACTCCGGTAATTTCCCTTCCCATGCTGACAGTCGATCAAGCCCTTATCGCGCAAACTCTTTCGAACCCTGACCAACTGTCTTTCGCTCATTTTCTGCAACGGCGGGACAGCCTGACCACCGCTAGCCCTCCTCGTTTCTCTCCACTCGTCGCACCGAATCCAAGCTGAGAGCTTATGATATCTTAACGTCTTGTCGAGCAAAAAGTCAAACACGATCTCTTCGGAATGGCGGGCCACGAAACAAAACTTCATGTCACGCAAAAAAGTGTTGACCTGCACGAAAGCATTTTTCCGCAAGTCTATTAATTCTCCCATATTCTGCCCTCCCTGATCTCTCTTAAAGTTGAGAAAAAATAAGGCTAAATTCCGCGACCGATTTTTTGGTCGCTTAGTTACTTCTTACTTACTCTTTAACTAACCCTAACTTACTCTATTAGTTAGGCCACTGGTGTCTGGAGGTTAGGACATGGGTGGCGTAAGGTCAGGACATGCATGGCGTAAGGTTACGCCACTGGTGTCTTGAGGTCTGCAAGCAGTTTGCAAGCAGCATGTACCACAAAGTGGTGAAAATAAAACACATGCAATCGCTTGCACTATTTGCTTGACAAGGGAGCCAATTTCTGCTAACTTACTAATCAAACGGCGATATTCTGCCTTTTTGATTTCTCCCTTTGTACGGACCGGAGTCAGGACTCTCTCACCTTGGCTCCGGTCACTTTTTTGGGGCGAAGAACGATTCAACATATTCAGGATCTCCCAGTCTTTGCTCCAGAAAATCAATCTCTGCCCTAATCGCATCAGCCCTCTTATGGTACGTGCCTTCCAGTCTCTTCTCAGAGCCATCAGGCTGTTTGGCGTAAATAACCCACCGTGAAATTTCATTATCAAACCGAACATCGCTGGCACGGTGCACTTCAATCGTCTCCAGCTCTTCCATAGTGAACAGATCATGGTCGTCTGAATACATGAAGAACACCGCACCGTCTGGCGTAATCTTTACTGCGTATTCTTGTGTCATTCTATTCTCCCTGCCAATTTTCGCAAAACGTCTGT